ATGGCTAATCCAAACCCTGTCATGAAATTTTCCTCTGAATACCAGCCTGCTGGTAGAGGGATAAGCTACAGAAACAGGCTTATCGAAGCATTAAAGCGATGCGGTCTTGGCGAGGAGGAATTCCTTGACGCATTCATCAGGACGTCAATCAGGATGACTGAGGAAAACCCGACTCAGGGCGTGCAAATGCTGAAGGAAATATTCCTGCGCATCAGCCCCGTGCAAAAAAGCATGGCACCTCCGGTTAATTTTAAATACCGCAAGGATGCCACGCCAGTTGAGCAGATAGAGGACGTTATTCAATCCGTCTCTAGTGGAGAGCTCCCAATTGACGTGGCTTCGCAGGTTGTATCTATGATTAAGGTTGGCCTTGATGTGAAGGAATTGACCGAACTCGCCGCGCGCCTTGAGCGTCTGGAAAAATTACTGGAGCAGCAGAATGCGTGATTTCATTTACTTTGTTTGTGGGTGCTTATGGATGCCAGTCTATGCAAACGCCGACACGTTAATTAAACAGGTTGCCTGCTGGCTTGTGGTTTTGATTCTTGCCGTTTATTCAGTATTCAGGAGTCGTTAATGACTCGTAAGCGCCTATCAGCACTGGCAATCGAAAAACTTGAACAGGTAGTTGGTAACTCAACTGCAAAGCCAGAATCAGCAGTTTTTGGGCTTGTAGATAAGTTACTTCAGGATGGTTCTCCCAATGTCGTAAAGCGCCTTAAGATGACAGCCACTGGGGTATCTGAAACTGATGAAGAGCCAACAATATTAATCCCTGAGCGGATGGAGCTTATCCTTTACCCACGGCGCTTTAAGGTGTTTTATGGTGGTAGGGGCAGTTCCAAGAGCCGAACGTGTATATCCTACCTTATCGAAAAGGCAAGATTCCGCAATAGTCGCGTTGGTTGTTTCCGGGAGATACAGAACTCAATCAAAGAATCAAGCTATGCCGAGTTGGTTGATGAGATAAACAGGAAAGGTCATGCTCATGAATATCGTTGCGTTGATGGCGAGATAACCCACCACTCAACGAGGTCAAAGTTTGTTTTTCGTGGCCTTTGGCGAAACATAACCGCCATCAAAGGTATGGCTGGGCTTACAGATGTATTCTGTGAAGAATCCGAAAATATTAGTCAGGTTTCATGGGATACACTGATCCCAACAGTCCGTGCCGCTGGTTCTGAAATTATTATTGTTTTTAACCCGAACAAAGAGACGGACCCCACGTGGACTAACTTTGTTGAGCCTTACATCAACAAGATGGTAGATGGCATATATCAGGATGATGACATCGTTGTTGTTAATGTTAACTACGTCCACAACCCGTGGTTCACGGAAGAACTTAAACAGCACATGAACCAGATGAAGGCGGTGGATTATGATCGCTATCTGTGGGTGTATGAAGGGTTATTCAACAAACGTTCCGAAGAGGCCGTGCTTGGCGGTAAATGGCAAACGCTGGACTTCGAGCCATCTCCAGAATGGGGAGGTCCATATTATGGTATTGACTTTGGTTTTTCTCAGGATGCAACCGCAGCAACAGAATCATATGTAGAAGATTTGGGAGATGGGCGCAGAAATCTATATATCTATCGTGACTTTGCAAAGGTTGGCCTTGAGATAACTGACACGCCGGAAGCGATGCGCTCAGCATTCCCAAATTCAGAGAAGTACAGATGGTATGGGGATTGCGCAAGGCCTGAAACAATAAGCCATATACGCCGATCTGGATTCGATATTCATCCGTGCGCAAAATGGCCCGGGAGCATTGAGGACGGGATTACGTGGCTTCGTGGGTGCGACAGGATTTACGTACACTCAAGATGTAAACACGTCATTGAAGAGATGACAATGTATAGCTATAAGGTTGATAAGTTAACAGGTAACATACTCCCTGACATAGTTGATAAATACAATCACGCGATTGATAGTTTACGCTATGGCCTTGGAGACCACATCGTTCAGCGCGGTAGCGGAATGCTAATCCGGCGCAGGCGATAAATCCGAGCCACAATACTTGACTAATCTACACCGAGCGCATAATATAATCTACATCATGCTTACCGGAGATATCGCTATGCGCAGCTATGCAGGATTTACACAGGAGGAAAAAGAGCAGGTTTACTCACTGGCACGGGCTGGCGTGCCTGACGAGGTGATTTGCTGTCGTTATGATATCGACGAGGATTTCCTGCTGCGCGTTATTGATGATGTCTTCGTTAACCTGCAAGAGAAGCGCGGATATAAAAGCATCTGCTGCAAGAATGATTTTTTGAGAGGGTGAGCGATGGATTTTATGGATAAAGTTTTAGCCAATTATGACAGGAGAAAACATGCAGAGGGGCTATCAACGGCCTGTGGAAAGTGCCTATCTCGGCAGGTTCAATTAGTGTCATGGCTGACTGATGATGTTAAATTCAAATGCAGAAAGTGCGGGCATTGTTGGGTTGTGCATAGTAAATGGGAGCGCTAATTCTGACGGCCTGAGCCATGCTATAATCCCATCCAACGTGATGGGATTTTTTATTGGTGACATATGTCCAAAATTGATGCATTAAACGCTTATATACGCGACCGCGTGGCGAACAATAACCGGGCGATTCAGCAGCAGCGGCTTTGTGCTGGCGGGAAGAATCTCGACCAGAAGCACGACAGACTCTGGACGGAATGCGGATACAAGCAGGAAATTAACGCTGAGGATTTCAGATTTGCATATGAGCGTTACCCACTGGCAAACGCCGCAGTAAATATCGTCCTTAACAAGTCTTGGCATGGTATGCCTACAGTGCTTGAGAATGATGCTGATGATGAAGCTACTTCCCCATGGGAAAAGAGTGTTAATGACATTCTGAAGAAGGCTCTCCCATTCATCAAGGATGCAGATAAGCGGAATCTGATTAACCGATATTCTGCACTAATCCTGCAAATCCGTGATGGTAAGAAATGGAGTGAGCCAGTAGACATCACCAAAACCCGCCGCATTAAAGATAAATCCATTGTTCGATTCATTCCGGTATGGGAAGAACAACTACGCGTCAGCGCGTGGAATAACGACGAAACCAGCGAAGACTACGGCATGCCTGAGATGTACGAGTATCAGGAAAGCGCCGTGGAAGACTTCGACAGCGACGGTAAGCCAGAGCGTTCCGTGCAGATTCATCCTGATCGCATCATTATTCTGGCTGAGGGCGGCTTTGACGGCAGCATGTTCAGTGGCGTTCCATTGCTACGCGCTGGTTTTAACTCATTAATAGATTGTGCCAAGGTGTCCGGAAGTTCTGCCGAGGGGCTACTCAAAAACTCATCTCGCCAACTTAATGTTTCGTTCAACAAAGATAATGTTTCAGCACAATCCCTGGCGCAGCAGATGCAGGTTCCAGTAGATGAACTGGCTGACCTGCTGAACGAAAACATCGAAATGCTCAACTCAGGCATTGATGCGGCAATGTTTAGCTTCGGCAGTGATGTTAGCGTTCTTTCAACATCCATGAGCGACCCTGAGCCGTTTATGTATGTTGCTGCCAGTCAGTTCGCGGCATCAGTGAATATCCCGCTTAACTCATTACTTGGAAGTCGCAGCGGTGTGCTCGCATCGGCCAATGATGAACAGTCGCTGGCAATGATGGCTATGCAACGCAGGGACGGCTGGCTTGATTATCTGGTTGGCTCTTTCATTGAGCGTTTAATTTCGTTTGGCATTGTGGATAAGGCTCCAGCCGCTGGATATTATTGCAAGTGGAATGACCTGCTTGAACCGACGCAGAGCGACAAGGCTGAGTTGATTGTTAAACTCGCTCAGGCTGCACAAAGCGCGGCAAATGCTGGTGTCGGTCAAATCCTTACAGATGATGAGATCAGGGGATTCCTTGGGCTTGAGCCTATAGAGATGCCTGATGGTTACATGGAAGACACACCACAGGAAGATGAAAATGAAGATACTCCGGTTTAACGCAAGACTGTCACAACCGCGCATATCGCAAAGCCTGACGGACCCGTTAGGCGCTGCGTCTCGCCTCTCGAGGATGGATAAGGTGATAACGCGCAAATACAAACAACTCAGGACTCGTGCGCTTGAGTTGTTTCGCACCATTCCGAGCAGTCAAACTAACGCAGAATCAAGCGGTCTGTACTTCTATGATTTCAGTAGTGCACGTGCCGCCACGTTCATGGATGAGCTGCAGGCGCTGATTGACGAAATCCTACTTGAAGGTGACGACTTCGGTCACGGCAGGATGTGGGCTAATGTGTTTATTGGTGATGCGTATCAGGCAGGGACGCAGAAGGCAAACTCGGAGCTGTCAAGCCTGTCTCCGGTTTATGCCGAGCAAAGGCCGATTGCTGCTATACTCTACAGTGAGCCTTATCTTAATCGTCTGCAACTGGCGTACACACAAGGTTACTCGGAATGGCGCGGATTGAGCGATTACTCCCGTCAGCAGCTGGCATCAGTCATTATGGAAGGCATTGCCCGTGGCGCTAATCATCGAGATGTTGAAGCTGATATCGTTAAGCGCGTTGATGTGTCTCACAGCTATGCGAAACAGTTGGCGCAGACAGAAATCACCGGAACGCTGCGGCAGGCTAACAGGCGGGAAGTTATTGATGCGCGTGAGGAATTGGGTATTGAGACAGTAATGCTGTGGCAGTCAGCATTGATGCGCACAACACGCCAGACTCATGCGGCGCGACACGGACGGTTTTACACGCCAGAAGAGATTGACACGTTCTATAGCGAAGTGGCGAACCGCAGGAATTGTCACTGCGCTCAGAGCCCAGCATTGCTAATGGACGGTAAGCCGGTGATTCTTGAGTCTTCGCAGGAAAGGCTTGATAAACAGCGTGAAGCGTGGCAATCAGCCAACAAAAAGCCCTCTAAGTGAGGGCTTTGTTTTATCTTATTAGCACACACAGAACAAATATTATTATCGCGTAGCACAATATCTCTACGACGCTGAATATTGTTTTAATCATCCAGTTTCACGCCGGGAATCTTGCCTGCTGCGATGGCGTTGTAAATGATTTCGTATTCGCTATAAATCCAGTTGTTACCTTCGTTAACCTCTATCTGCATTGCCTCTACTGCTGCATCGCGCTTCCTTTCTGCTTCTGTTCGTAGTGGGCGGAACTGCGGTTTGTCGATTATGATATCCTTTGCTATTTCCGTGTCCTTCTCTACGCCGAGTATTTTAGTTACTCCAGAAATAACAACCAGTTGGTCTGACGAGTATTTAATTGTTACCGGATACCACTTGCTGTTGTTGTCGAAATATTCACACTCACACCCAATTGGAGGGATTCCTTCGCCGCTCCATTCGTCGAATAGCCGCTTTCCTGTTTCAATTTTACTAATTTCACACTCATATCTATACATTGCTATGACGGCACCATGGTTGTCATCAGCAGTCCATTCGGTAACAAAATTACCTTCAAACGGCTTGTCCCTATGAATCCAGTCATGGCCATCCTCATTACTTATCCACTTTCCAGCGAGATAATGCAAGTATGTTAATGTTTTGGCGAACTTCACAGTTCCGTCTGCATCCTGAACGGCATAGTTAGCACCATCAGGCCACCCACCACGCTTAGGTAATTCTTGAACTAACAGGTCGATAAGTTTCATTTTGTTTCTCCCAATGCTTTATTAACCGCCGCACGTGCATTATCCAGGGCGCGGCGCTTGCTTGATGTTGTCCAGACTTTGCCGGAGTTGTCGTCGTAGATTTCCAGTAGTTGCTGGAGTGCTGAGAGCAGTGCCGGTGATGCTGCGATTAATTTTGCGTTTGCATGTTGAGCTTCCGCATCCATGTTGTAACGAGTGACCCTTGCTACGGCTATATTGTCATTGCTATCTGTAACCCAGTCTGGATCATTAGCGCAGTAATTCCACGGGAATTCTTTCATCACCAGCCTCACTTAATATATTCAACAATCTCAACTTCACGCATCTGCACCAGCCCAAATGGCGCAACCACCTTACCGCACGGATGGATTTTGATTTGCTCAAGATTGAAAACTCCGCAGCGTCCGTTTTCTTTGAATTTGACCATTACCATTTTGCACCCATCCATTTCATCGCATCATCAACTGCGTTCTCTCCATCGAAAACGCGGTTTTTGGCGTCTGATTTCTTGATGCGTTTTGGGTGTTTTTCATCAATAGCCTTGAACATCCAAAAATCATCATTCTCCTCAATTACCCTACCAGCAACCATCAAGCCACTCTTCTTTGCATGGATAGCCATTTCATTTCTCCTCACTCATAACTTGATGTAGATACTATGCACCACCACTCAATCTACGTCAACAGTCATTGTGGTAGAATTAATCATTATTTTAACAGGAGGAAGAATGAAACTATCGCAACGCGGCGCGGAGGCGCTCGGAATCACCGATGCCGTGGACATATCGCCTTACATCACCACCGAGACAACGCAGAATCAGTTTGATGCCCTGACAAGCCTTGCCACCGACATTGGCATTGACACATTCCGTAAGTCAACACTCCTGAAGAAACACAATCTCCGCTGCTTCTCATGTGTCGTCGCGCATTTCATCGTGTGGGGTGAGAAGACCGACAACAAAGCAAAACGCAAAGCTGAAAAAGAGGTTTACTGGTATGGTTATTAGCAAAAACATGAAGGCCTTTCTGGATATGCTGGCGTACAGCGAGGGCACGGATAACGGGAGACAGAAAACCAATAATCATGGCTATGATGTAATTGTTGGCTGCTCACTATTCACTGATTACTCCGACCACCCACGCAAGCTGATTAGCTTGCCTAAGCTGGGCATTAAATCCACTGCCGCAGGGCGCTATCAGGTGCTGGCTAGGTTTTATGACGCGTACAAAAAACAACTGCGCCTGCCTGACTTCTCCCCAGCATCACAGGATGCCATTGCAATGCAGCTAATCCGTGAATGCAAAGCCACCGCTGATATTGAGGCTGGCCGCATTTCCGATGCTATCCATAAATGCCGCTCCCGCTGGGCTTCATTGCCGGGCGCTGGTTATGGTCAGCATGAGCAAAAACTGGATAAGCTGATTCAGGTGTACAAAGAGGCTGGTGGAGTTGTGGCATGAAAAAGTTAAGCAACTGGTTGCTCGGCGCGTGGATTTCGTTCTGCTCGCTGTTGCAACTATGGCCTGACGCAATGATGCATGTATGGGTAATGATGCCTGATGACCTGAAAGCGGCGCTACCGCCAATCGTGGTTAAGGGCGTGAGTTACTCCATCATGCTTGTTGGCATCCTCGGCAAGATGCACAGCATGAGGAAGGAAAACCGGAGGCTGCGCAATGATGTTGATTCTCGCTAAATGCTGGCGACCGCTGGCAATTATTATAATTGTTGTTGCTAGCGTGCTGTGGGTGCGTAGCGAAATCACCAGCTATGGCGAGCAACAATATGCCGCTGGATACGCAAGAGCGGTTGCAGAACAGAAGGCCGCAGACGAACAAGAGGAGCAAAGACGCAATGCAGAACTGCAAAAGATTCAGGCTGACGCGCAGCAAAGGATTGATGCTGCGCGCCATGATGCTGTTAATGCTGCTGCTAAGTCTGGCAGGCTGCGCGCAGAAACAGAGCGCATCCGTAAGCTCGCAGAGCGTTATACCGGAACTCAGCCAGCAAGCGTACCAACCAGAAAGGTCATCGTTATGCTCACCCAATTGCTTGACGAGAGCAATGATGCTTATAGACGAACAGCGGAGGAAGCTGACAGGTATTACAACGCTGGACTGACTTGTCAAAAACAGTACGAATCACTAATTAAATGATATAATCACAAGTGCAGCTAGTCCGGCCAGACGAAAAGCGACTCATCACCGCCTGCTGCGTCCCACCAAAAGATGACCCTGATGAGGAATCAAGCAATGACTCAAGAAGAATTAAAAAACATTCTCAATTACAATAGCGAAACTGGTAAATTCTCATGGGTCTACACGAAGTGGAAAAAGTCAAATCGCGTTGGTAGCAAAAAGGCTAACGGGTATATGCAGGTAGGCATAGGTGGCAAGGTTTATTATCAGCACAGGCTCACTTGGCTTTACATGACCGGGGAGATGCCTGATTCAGAGATTGATCATATAAACGGAATCAGGGATGACAATAGATGGTGTAACTTGAGGTTAGCAACAAGATCACAAAATGAGATGAATACAGCGCTCTCATCAGTGAACACCTCAGGTGTCAAGGGAGTAAGTTGGGACAAGAGAAACAAGAAATGGTGCGCAACAATAAAAATAAACGGAAGAACTATATGGTTAGGCAGGTATTCATCAATCGAGTCAGCAAAAGCGGCAATAGAAGGAGCGCGGGGACATATACATGGTGAATTTGCTTGCGATGGAATAAGGCAAGAGAGGCGGGATTAGCTTGCGAGGCGCAGTATAATTCGTTACGCAATAAAAAAGCCCCGTAATGGGGCTTGTGTTTAATTGGCTTGCTCTGAGTTTTCTCGCTGCTTCCACATCTGCTTCAGCTGGAAGTAAGTATATGCCTCATCACCATCCTTTGCATTGCGCTCCATTTTCTCACACCATGCTGATGGTTTTGGTGGTTCACTCAGCTGGTAATGTTGTTGGCTCATTAGCAGGATCCTCAGGCGTTGGTGTAGTTCGCGTTTCGTTGCGCAATGGTGGTATCGCAGAATGACATTATTTAATCTCCAGTTCTTTTGCGCGAATTGCGCTGTCAATGATGTCTTGTAAATCCTGCTCGCGTGATTTGTGCCCGCGCTCGCCAGCCTGCAACGCCTTTTTAATCAAGTGCTGCAGCGCCGGATTTGTGACATTCCACGCCATGAGTACATCATACACGTCAACAAATACGCCAGGTTTAATCTCGTGCAGGTATTTGTTGATAGTCTCCAGTGGACCAGCGCATCCGCTAATGTCTTCCAGTTCAGCGTCTTTAATGGTCATTTCATCGTCACCCGATTATTTTCATCAACATTGAAGTTATCCCGAATCAAATCATACATCTCATCCTTTGGCATATCAGCCAATGCCACATAGCAACGGGCAAAGTAGCGAACATCACGGAGTGTCAGTGGCTGTCGCTTCTCCACAATGCTGGTGATAATGTCCATCGGCTCGCGTCGTGGTCTTGGCATATTTACTACTCCTTTTTCGGAATTCATTATTGACTAATCTACATCACTTGGTCAATACTGTTGGTGTAGAATGATTCTACCACAACGGAATAGGTGATGTGGAAATGCAATACAAAGAAATAGCAGCGAGATACCAGAAGGAAGCTCGTGATGTTATGGAAATACTTAACGTTCGCGAGGATACCATTAAGTTTGTGGAAGCTGCCATGCGCTCGCTGGCGCTTGAAGCGGAGGTTGCAGGTCGTGAAAAGGCTGACGAACTTATATCTGCGTTGGTTTATGATTCAACCAGTAACGGTTGAAGATGAAGGTTATTTGTGCGTTGAGCGCGTTGTTATCAAATTTTACGGGAGAAATTATAAATGGCGCATGATGAACTGTACGAAAAATCGCTAATCCAGCGACTAAATGAGGTTGAGCGCACTCGTGAACGGCTGGAGTGCGAATTGCGAGAAGTGCGTAACCGACTGCAACATAAGCGCAGTCAGCAGACGGATGTTATCGACTGGTCAGGAGATGTACCTAAATTTAACAATCTTGGGGAGTGGCTGGAAAAATGAGTGCACCAAATATACTGATGATGAATGATGAAGGGTTGCTGGAGTGCCCATTCTGCGGTTCGCTTGAGGTTTACCTGTTCGACGAGTTGGTTTTATCTCATGTATCTTGCTCGTCATGCGATGCGCGCACAGATGACCACTTTGATGCTTCCATGGCTGTGAAGTCATGGAACACAAGGGGAGGGCGCCTATACACAGCCGACGACTTCAATCAGGCAGCAGCGGAGCGTGAGTATGGACTATAAATCACAAATTATGCGCGTGATTATGATGCATCCAGGAGCAACGCGTGCATACATTGAGAAGCATTGCGGAGGAAAGCGTTCAAGCACCACGACGCATCGTCTGCATGAGATGCTTGCACTTGGCTTCATTCGTCGTGAGAAGTCAGTGATTCGCGGTGGTAAGTGGCAGTATAAATATTTCATATCTGATGATGCAGCTGGTATTGATGATGCGATTAAGTGCCATTTGCTTGATAACGATGGTGCGGCAGTGAAAGATATTAGCTCCGCCACTGGCATTGATTACCGAATTGTGAAAAGCCGCATCCGCATTATGTTTCATAACGGCGATGTGACGAGAAGATATGACCATCACAAGAAGCTGTGGCGCTATTCATGGCCTGAGCAGGAAGTTAACGTCAACAACCTGTTCAATTCACTTCTTCGCAATGTGAGGGGTCATTATGGGGAAGGCTAAGCGCAAGAAGCGGGCGGTAGATTATGAGCCATTACCGCCATGTGAAATTACAGGATTTCCTCAGCAGGAAGATGTGATTCTCACTGAGGCTGAGTGGCGCAAAGTAGCAAGAGTGCAAATAATGTTCCGCAAACTTGCTGAGGATGCACTAAATGAGATGGGCTATTAAGCATAAATCTGGCAGAACCCTGTTTGTGACATCAGATGAATTTATTGCCAATAATCGTAGAAAAACGGGCTGGATAGTGGAGGAGATAAAATGATTATCCAACTAAACGACATCATGAAAGCAGACATCATTCAACTTGAAGATTATGACATGCAACTGGCATTTGAAATCGAAACCGTTGAGCGTCAACTGCAATATGCGGATAAGAAGAATGATCGCGTCTGGCACGAGAAAGCACTTAAGGCGCGCGACCACATGAAGCGCACGCGAGCACTTATTAAAACTCGACTGGATAAGCTGTATTACGGTGAGGAAAGAATGATTCACGGGGCGATACTGGCGCAAATACGCAAGGAGATGTCAATTGGTAAGTTTATGTCATACGTTCACCGTGCAAAACAGGAGGCTGGGTTATGATTCCGTTGCTATGGGTGCTTTCCGCTTACGCATTCTGTCGCGTGCTTAATGCTGATGATATGTATCAGGCTGTCTATTATGGCGCACTGTTTGCTTATCTGGAGCCGCTCTCGCATTCATGGATGATGTGATTTTATATCTTTTGTTCATCATGGGCTGCTATCATTTGATCAGGAGGCGGCTCATGAACATAATCCCTATCACTTACTTTCTCTCGCTATACGCACTCACCAATTCGCCATTGTTTGCACTGGCTGTCGCCTCATGGTGCTACATCTCCCTGTGTTATAATTCGACCACAAACTAACCGTGGAGCTACGCGATGAATAGGCTGCAAGTTAACGTGCTCACCACTATTAATTCTGCTAGCAATATCAGCGAGCAGGTGATTGATGGCGACATGCACTACGTTATAAAAAATGTTGTTCCTCTATGCGACGACATAGTAATGAACGGTGGACTATACCCGTCGGAAGAGATACGCAATAGCTATCATGGTCTAAATGGAAACCCAGCCCCATACAACCACCCAATGGTTGATGGCTCTTTCGTTTCGGCACACAATATTCGGGCGGTAAACCAGTATCATGTTGGCGCATGGATAGAGAATGCCTCTCATGACGGCGGCAAGGTGCTTGTTGACTTGAAGGTAAACAAAGTTATCGCTGAACGCTCGGAAAAAGGCCAGGAGCTACTCTGTCGCATTGAGGCACTAATGAACTCCGCTGAAGGCGCTGAACCGATCCATGTATCCACTGGCTTACTGCTCAACCGCGAAGCTGCGGAAGGTACAAGCAAAGGCAAAAAATACACATGGATTGCACGCAACATGGAGTGGGATCATCTTGCTATCCTTCCGCCGGGAGTGCCGGGAGCTGGAACGCCAGAAGATGGAGTTGGCATCTTTGCCACCAATGGTGAGCAAATCGAACGCATCACCGTAAATCTTGAGGACTCAACCGTGCCAGACGAAAGCGCCAACAAGATTAATTATAAATCTTGGTTACATAAGGCTATCAACTACATCACCAACAAATCAGACCTGTCGTTTGAGAACATCAGTGATCAGATTCGCCATATTCTGAAAGATGAAGCCGGCGAGGGTGTCTGGCCTTATATCGTGGCCGTGTACGACGACCGCGTCGGATTTGAAATCAAAGGCCAGATTTTCCAGCAGTTCTACACCGTTGAAGATGATGTGGTAAAATTGGTCGGTGAACGGGTCAAGGCTGTTTATAAGACTGAACTTGAGCCGGTAAAATCAACTGAAGGGGAAATCTCAATGACGAACGAGGAATTACAGGCGGCATTCGCTGAAGCCCTCAAGCCGGTTCAGGAGCAGTTAACTGCCGTTAACGGTCAACTGAACGATATCAAGGCTGAAAACGCCAAGCTGAAAGAGCAATTGCAGGCGAATACCGAGCAGGAAGAAACCGCGATGCGTGCTGCTATCATCGCTGAACTGAAACTGCCGGAATCCGCTGTGAATGCGCTGAAAGGCGAAGCACTGCGTGAAACCTATGCGCTGACCAGTAAACCTGCTGCGCTGAAAGGTGGCTTCCAGCCGAACCACGCCGAAGACGATTTTGATATGGAGGCACCAGAATAATGGCTACTATCCGTTATGGCACCATCATTGGTGGCCCAGCTCGCAAGAACGACCCGCAGATTCGCGAAGGTATCATGAAGGTCGCGCTGAAGCCTGGCTCACTGGTTGACTTCGATACTGCTGATGACAAAATCATCGCTCACGCTACCGCTGGCGGTCAGGGTTTTCCTTACGTTCTTCAGCATAACTACATCGGCGGCGGTGATGTGTCTGAAGATGTCCCTGCTGGCGCTACTGGCATGGCTGTGCAGTGCGAATTTGGCGTCACCTATCATGCGCTGGTTGCTGCATCTTCCACACTGAAGAAAGGCACTCCGCTGGCAAGTGATGGCAATGGGGCGCTAAAAGTTGCTGGGAATAAGGATAACATCCTGTTCTATTCCGATGAAACCTACACCGTCCCCGCTGGTGGTGCTGAGCTGGTTGCAGTTCGTCGTGCCGGCAATGCTTCCATTCCTACTGGAGAGTAATAATGGAAAAGATTATTTTTACCAAAGACCTGGTGGCCAACTCTGCAGTAGTGGCTGACCAGTGGAAACATCTCACCATCGACCGCAAGGTATTCTGCAATGCGGAAGCTGAACTGGCGAAAACCTATGGCGTTAACGCCACTGCACTGGTAACGAAAGATTACTGGCGCGACGTGGACAACGTCACCACCCGCGTTTTCCGCAACGAAGCTGGTCAGGACATGATGGCCGACCTGATGGGTATCGCGGCAAACATCAACATCGGTAAGACTGTGGCAATTAGTCGCATTGCTTCCGATGCTGGTAAAGTAGTCCGCACCCTGTCCGGTCAGGAGCCGGAAGATTTGGATAAAACCCGCTACGATTACACTGGCGATGTAATTCCAATCTTCAAAACTGGCTACAGCCGCGAATGGCGCGAACTGCTGGGTATGCAGTCTGAAGGTTTTGACCCACTGCTGGACGATCAGGCTAACGTCACCTTCAACCTGCGTTCCGACATGGCGCAATACCTGCTGACTGGTGACCAGACTCTGAACGTGAATGGCGTTTACACTGGCTACGGTATCACCAACCACCCGAACACTGTTCAGGTTAATTTGAGCACCAATTCCCCCGGCCTGAATATCGACCTGCAAACCGCAACGCCAGACGAAATAGTTACCTTCTTCAATCAGGATTTCCAGGCTATTCTGGATGCGCAGAACGTATTTGAGAAGGTGACTCTGTGGGTTTCCCCGGCAGTACGTCGCAGCTTCATGCGTCCGTATTCTAATGCAGCTGGCTTTAAAGGAGGCACTGTTGAGCAGTACATCACGCAGTTCGGCAATGGTCGCATCGGCAAGATTGGCACCAACTTCCTGCTGACTGGCAACCATTTTGTTGGCTACGTTCGCAACGACATGTACATCCGTCCGCGTGTTGCTCAGCCTGTTTCCACCTATGCGGCAGCTCGCGTCAACCCGCACGATAACTTTAACTTCCTCGTGTGGTCGGCTATGGGTCTGCAAATCCGTAAGGATTTTACTGGTAAGTCCAAAGTGTTCAACGGCTACGGCACGCAACCTGCGAAGTAATAAAGACAGGGGGCTTCGGCCCCTTTGTTAATTTGAGGTGAATAATGGCTAAATACGAAGTCATCGCGCGCGGAATCTTTGTTAAAGAGAAAGGCAAGATTCGTGAATTGCAGCTTGGTGAGGTTGTTACGGAGCCGGCTGAGCATCTGATGTCAAAGCTGCGCGTTATGCCTGAGCTACCAAAGACGTTTGAGGTTGCCACGCCCGAGAAAGAAGGTGATAGTAAACCAAAACGCCGCCATCGCAAAGGCAGTGAAAATGAATAAATAAAGCCCCAAAGTGGGGCTTTGATTTATCTCTTGTTTTTAATCATGTGTTGCTTCGCAATATAAAGGCACCCATCAAAAATGCCGCCTTTCTTTGCGATATGATTGCGCTTGTAATGCTGAATTGCTGCATCAATTGCCATCTGGTCAATGCCAGGCAGCTTGGCGCGGAGTTGTTTTTCGATGAATTTTTCGGCGTTCATCACATCTTCTCCAGAATTGTCATAACCTCGTTAATGTCAGCAACAGGAATTTGGATAAATTCCTCATCCTCAGTCACCACATGACCAGCATCAACAGCCACAACTTCTGTTTCACCTTCCATTTCCATCACCTCTAACATTTATTGTTGTTTCTACATCATCACTATAAACACACTATCAATCTACGTCAACAGGAATATGCTAAAATCATGCTAATCAAACAACAGAAGATTTAAGCATGGGTTCAATAAACGGTCCGTCTCGTTCACGCGCAACTGGTAACACCAAAACTGACGGCAAAACCGGCGCGGTGAAGCCAAACGGCTCTACCCGCTCACCATCGCGCGGTAAAAAATAATGTTTGGCGCAGATATTGCCATCATGATCATGTATGTGTCGGGTTTTACCTGCACAGGCATGATTGCGTTTCTGGTGTTCATTCCGGCAATGGTGATGTCTGTATATCTTGGATGGGTGCTTGTTGATTCATTTCCCGCCGAATATCTGTATTACCTTGCGCAGTCTATGGTCTGGTTGTTTCCGGCTATTGCGCTGCGCAAAAGTACAAAGATGGCGCTCTGCGTGCTGACGATGAGCCTTTACGAATGGCTGGTTGCGATAGGAGTCATTCGTATGGGAATTTATCACGCCTGTAGAAACGCCGCTTCATGCGCAGTACGCATTTATTATTATCGGCATCCATCTGTTCATCCTTTCCATCACTTTTAAATGGGGCGGCGAAATTGGACATTACTCCTGGCGTGGTTGCCATCGTTTTTTCGCTGATTCAAATTTATAAGTGCTGGAAACATATCATTAGCGAGGCTCGCAATGAACGAAACACTAAGGCAGGCCGCAGAGCAAGTGATAAGCGGGGTGATGGGGCAGGTGATTGATAAGGCTGGGTATGCTTCTATTGGCACTGGCATTGTCCTGAAAGTTGCAGAGCAAACACCTGTCGCGCAGTCTTATTTTGAGACTATAATTCCACACTCATTAACTGACTGGGCGGCAGTAGCGTCAATCATTGGTGCCATATCTCTGGTAATAAAGAACCTGTTTGAGATATGGTGGAGAGTCAGGAGGCATAAGAAAAAATGACAGCACCAACACCTGAAGAACTGGTCAGCCAGATGGCGTCGCGCGGGATGAATATCACCACAACGGATGCGTCTGGCATTCTGTGCCTTGTGGCATCAATCAGTGAATGCCTTGAGCTGAACTATCCAAATGATGAATGCCGACAAAATGCGATCATGCTGTGGGCTTCCATCCTGATTAGCGCAAATACCGCTGGTCGCTACGTTACCAGTCAGAGCGCACCTTCTGGCGCATCACAATCATTCGCGTATGGCAGCAAGCCGTGGGTGGCGCTGTACAATCAGATGAAACTACTGGATACAGCCGGGTGCACTGGAGACTTGGTGGAAGACCCTGATGGAAGCGGCAAACCGTGGTTTGCTGTTGTGCGCGGGAGTAAGTGCAAATGACTTCGCTGGCTAGGTTTTCCTACACGCAACCATGCACCATCTGGCACAAAAGCGGCACTGACAAGTACGGCAAGCCGACTTTTGGCGCGCCAGTAAACATTATGTGCGATTATGGCTTCAACAATGATGTATCGACTGATGCGAAAGGCAATGAGATTGTGCAGAAGAACACTTTCTGGACAGAATATACTGGCGCGAAAGTTGGTGATTACATCACGATTGGCGCAGTGACAGAAGCTGACCCGCTGACTGCTGGCGCTAACCAGATTCTGAATGTAATTAACTATGGCAACACTTTCCAAAGAAATGAGCCACCAGATTTCGCGCTGGTGACATAATGCCAGCCAAACTAACTGGAGTGCGCGAAGCCATAGCCAGAACATCGCAGATTGTGGATGATATAATCGCCACAAAAGCCGTGCGCGCCCTGAAGTCAGCAACATACATCATCCGCACCGAATCAGCCACGTTAACGCCGATTGATACATCGACGCTTATTAACAGCCAGTTTGATACCGTGGAAGTTAACGGAGCGCGGATCACTGGCAAGGTTGGTTACTCTGCAAAATATGCGCTGTACGTCCACAATGCCAGCGGTAAACTTTCAGGCAAACCACGCAGCAACGGCAACGGAACGTATTGGTCGCCGGGTGCTGAACCGCAATTCCTGACCAAAGCAGCGCAACGCACAAAAGACCTGGTTGATAGCGTGATTAAGAAGGAGATGACACTCTAATGAATATGCTCAAACTGGTTGATGCGTATCTTCAGGATGCTGGATTGTATGATGGTTGGACTTCACAATTGCAGTTCTGGAATGACACCGGAGACGGCAACGAGCAATTTATTGTTCTGCAATCCAATGGTGGTACGCAGGTGATGGATGGCCTTGGTGGTGACTTCTATTTCTCGTTGTATATTGTTGGTAAGCATGGTCAATACAACGTGTCGGATATTGACGCTAAAGCCAATGAGATTATCGAATACATCAAAACCCATCCGATTGATTCGTGTGTTAACTACATCCACTTGCAAGCGCCACTCGGGCGACCAATGCTGACGGAAGAGAAGCGCCCTGTGCATGAGTTGCTTTTGCGGGTTGTGAAATAAATAAAGCCGCACTTTGCGGCTTTTGTTTTAGCGTTTAATTATACTTGTCAGGTCGACGAATGTATCGACGACATCCCTGAGTGTCTTTTGAGGTTTTTCTTCTCCGTTGTAAAATTCTTCAAGTATCTCATTTGCTAATTGTCTGTACAGAAAGATTTCATCAGCCATGGCCTTGAGTTCGATGTATCGCTCATCTTTGCGTAACTCATCAATCTCTTTATCACTTACGAAGAAGTCAATCATACAATCCCCCCTTTCCATGAAAGTTTTAACAACCCACATTTCGCCTTCTGCCGTAAACATAGCCTGAGAGTGCCCAGTGGAAGTCTCCCGCATAATTCCGTAACCCGCGTCAACAAACCACTGCTGAAATGTTCTGCAACGTTTAACCGAACGGTTGTACACGTTGAGAGTATCCAGATACTGGTTTAGTTTCTTCGCTGACATTTTTACCTTCTGCCCGACATGTGTCGCGATGTAGAGATTGTTTTTGTCTACAATTTTGTCGTAAACGTCAGCTTTTGGTGCTGCGATAGCCAGCTTTTCCTGTGCAATCAGCTTTTGCTCATACTCATTAGCCCATGCGCGGGCAGCCTCTGCCGGGTTAGAGAAGTTGGGTAGGATTGACTTATTCTGCGCCTCCTCCAATTCTTTAACGCGATTAATCACTCTCATGCGTTGCTTTACGTCATACCCAGTAATCAAACACATGGTTAACTCTTTATTGAGCAGGATTTCGTCGATAACATTGCGGCCATTGTATTCTTTATATTTAAAGAAAAATCCTTTAAAATCATCATTATCCAAATTTGGATTATACCCCAAAGCATCTAGCATATCCTGGATGTCTCGGTTTACGTGGTGTGGTTTCTTCCCGGTAGCCTCCGCAATTTCACGCGAAGAAATCATCACTTCATTTTTAGTGTTCATTAATTCGTTCATGGTTTCCTCCTTTGTTTAATTCCATTATCTACATCAACACAAACTCATCAAATCAATCTGCTTATCGTGGCAAGCAAGGTTGCTTGTGCTGCTGTGATATAATCACCACGTTAGCAGCTAACACAATTCGGAGATCGAAATGGCTATTTGTGCAAATGAAAAGGGCGTTCTGGTCGGTCGTATGACACGGCTGTTCCTTGCTGAGGGGTGTGGCGACGCAGTTCCGAAAGCAGAAGACTGGAAGTATTTAGGCTCAACCACCAGTAAGGGTGTTGACTACTCACCGCAGACAACCACATCGGAAGCGGATACTGCTGGCGGTTTTGTTTCCACTCTCGTTACCAGTTCTGATATGACCATCAGCGCAGAGGTTGAAATCCGCAAGAATGACCCGAGCGATGAGTTTGGCTTCCATCGTCTGGTTGAGATTTACACCACTGAACTGAAGGCTCGTCGCCAGCCTTCCTTATGGGTGCGTCAGGTGACTGGTGCGACTATCGTGACCGCGTACTGCAACATCACCAGCATCAGCTACGAAGGTGGCACGAACGACATCGTTACTGGCAGCCTTGAGTTCAAGGTTTACGATTCTGACAGCGTCACCGTCGAAAGCCTTGAGCCTTTGAAGTTCACTACTGACCTAAACTCAACCGCCAACACGAACGATACTTTAACTGTTGCTGTTGAGGGTGGCATCTCTCCTTACACCTACGTGTGGCGCAAAGATGGCGCTGTGCTTAGCGGTAAGTCAGAGGCAACACTGGCAAGCCCGGAAGCTGGGGTGTATACCGTCACGGTCACGGATTCATCTACTGACCCTGAAATTATTATCAGTAAAGCGTGCACTGTGTCCTGATAAAGAAAAAGCCCCGAAAGGGGCTTTATTTGTTCTTGTGGTGGCTCTGGTAGTGGCATCCAATGGGTTACTCCATGCCATATACCAGTTGATGTTTCAAATCTTGGCTCTCTGCCTTTCTGTGTTTTGGCATATTCATTCCTTGTATATACGCATTATCTAACTGCATATCCATCCCATTCAATAACTGTTTGTCTAATCTCAGGCATCCGCTCACTACGCTTAATCCACTGGTTCATATCACCTTATCCTCATCAAAAATCACACCAATAACACGAAGCAAGTCTTTTGCTATGCGCTCAGCTTCTTCATAGTCGTAGCCTGCATCGACATACAAATCAGTGTAGAAAATCAGGTCTGCTTTTGTTTGTTCGTTCATGGTTAGGGCTCCTTACATTCTGTCTCCATATTTTTCGGCAAAATGCATAATACATCCCATTTCAGCTATTTCTTTTGCTTCATCCTTTTGTATTGCAGAGTCGGTAATAAAAATCATTTTTATGTTGTCCATTACTAATGTTTTATGTTCATCATTTATAAACCCATTCGCCGCAACAACAGAAACCACGTCTTTTATTGATGCTCCGGCATCTCTTGCATCCGCAATTGCGTATGCTTGCTCACCAACTGCGCGACATGCATCTCGTGTGACTTCGCCCAAACCTGTATCTGCTGACACGCAAAAACTAGTAGCTAAGAATACAGGCAAGATCAACATTTTAATTTTCATAACTAACCTCATTCATATCTCGTTTCGATGACTTGAATCTACATCACCGCCTAGCAGGTGTCAACACTACTGAGATGATATAATCAACATCAGTCAAAATCAGGATGCAAAACATGAGCAATCGCACGCCACTAACAGAGATCGGAGAGATGCGCATCTCGCTTTCCGACAGGAGTTTTTTCTTTAAGCCATCATTCCGCGCAATGAATGAAATCGGCACACCAAAGGAAATCGTCGAGGTGTACGCTAAGCTCAATGGCATTGATTATGTTGCGCCATTGCAGTATGTGGAATACCTACCATTTGGCGCACAGATGCAGGTCATGAAAACCATCAGTAAGCCTGTGTATGGTCGCCATGTACTGAGTGCGGCCTATATTGTCATGCAATCATGCTGTGAAGATGATATTTCTGTGCTGATTGGTGGTTGGAAGCCAACACCGCGAGGCGTGCGATATGTTCCTGGCATCATGCCAGTGAGCGACATTATTATTATTGCGCGCAACCTGATGCAGCATGGCATCATCGGCAAATCCCCACTCAAAGTGCCTGAACGTCTGGAAGAGCAAGGAAAGAAGACCACAAATGAGTTTCATGCGTCGCAATACATTATCTCAGCACGCACGCATTTCGACATGACGCGTGATGATGCTGAAAACCTGTCCATGACAGAGTTCCAGATGATGATTAAGAATAAATATCCAGAGCCTAAAGGGTTAACGAAAGAAGAACGTGCAGCTGAGTATGATCAGGCTAAAGCAGACCGTGAGCGCATGAAGGCACTGGCTGAACGCAAAGCGAAAAAAGCGAGGAATACATAATGGCTGAAGAAGTCGGCGGAATTGTCTACGAAGTCGGGATGGATGTATCCGGGCTTAAAGCTGGCACAAGCTCAGCGGAATCAGAATTATCAAAATTTGACTCTGCTGTAAGTGGCTCAATAAAGAATCTAAATAAACTTGATGGTCAGGCTGACTCAACGGGCAAGGCATTCTCTTCTCTTGTCTCCGTGGTTAAAAGCATTGATGCCACACTCAGCAAGATGGCTGCCTCCAGTGACGGTGCGACAAGTGCTGTCAAATCAACATCACAATCTGCTGAGTCAGCGAATCAGGTTATCGACGCGCTAAACCAGCAACTGGCTATGATGCAACAACAGCAGCAGCAAGCCGCTGTGTCTACTGGCAGACTGGAAACCTCAATTAATGCCGTTACGACTGCTATTCGTGAACTTGGTACATCTACTGGCGGCGCTGGCGCAAGCATATCTGGCACAGAAAGATTAATTGAAAGCCTCGGTAATCAGGTTGCCATTCTTGAAGAACAAATGGAGAACGGCGCTAGAAGTGCGGCAATTCTTGCGGCGCAACTCAGAGCCGGAGGTGGCGCAACTGACGCGCAAAAGGCCAAGATTGCTGAACTGACTGGTCGCCTATATGACATGAAGAATGGCACAGAGTCGGCTGGCAAATCCACAAACGGTTTCAGGAACGCGCTACAGCAGGGTGGCTATCAGGTTCAGGACTTTATTGTTCAGGTTCAGGGGGGCCAGTCCGCGCTTGTTGCGTTCAGCCAACAGGGTTCACAGCTAGCATCAGTATTCAGTCCAGTAGCTGGCGCAGTATTGACAATTGCGACAGTTATCGCTGGCTCACTGATGGCCTCGCTGAGTAACGGCAAAAATGCCATTGATGCCATGAAGGATGCCATTTCTGCAATGGATCAGGTTATCAGTGTTTCAAGCAATGGTGTGGCGGCATACTCAGATAAGTTTGCAGTACTGGCAAAAGCCAACGCAACCGTTGCAACACTGATGCGCCAGCAAGCGCAACTTGAACTGTCTGCTGCGCTATCTAAAGTATCAAAGGAAATATCAAAAGCATCCGGTGAATTCGTCACCTTTGGTGATCGTCTTTTTGCTTCATTTTCAGGAGCTAATGTCAGCATTAAATCATTTAATGATTACCTGTCCACGCTGAATATCACCACAAATGATTTCGGTGAAGCGATGAAGCAGGCCGCATCTGCTGGGTTTGCTGGGCAATCAACGATGAACAGCATGATTGCCACCGTTGGCGCTCTTGCGAGTCGATTTGACATGACCGACCAGCAGGCTTTCGAATTCGCCAAGCAGCTTTCTGAAATCGCCAAAAACCCAAGCAATGAAAAACTCAATGAACTGATTGTCACACTGCAAAAAGTTGGTGAAGGCCAGTCATCTGGCGCACAAAAGGCAAGGGAGTATGCTGCTCGCTTGCTGGAAATCGCCACCACCACAACCGATGCAACCATGAGGCTGAAGGCGCTTAAGGGGATGACTGACTCCTTAATGTCAAGTCAGGATAAGGCGCTAAAAGCTGCTCGCCAGGCATTATTTATTGAGAAGCAAACTGGCGATGAGAAGCTAAAAGCTATGGCGTGGCGTGATGCGGAGGCTCAGGGTCTAAAAGAAAACACTGCCGCATTCCGTAAATACTATAACGTTCGTCTTGAAACGTATCGCCAGCAGGAAAAAAATGCACAGGCGGCAAGGGATGAGCGAAATGCAAACAAAAAGCTAAAAGCTGAATTAAATCAACAGGAAACCATCCAGCAGAAATTAAATAAATTGCGGCAGGAGGCTCTACTTGCTGGTCAGGCGGAATCCACAAAAGAACTATCCCGCGAGCAAGCCATCCTCAACGCTCAGCAATCGCTTGGCAAGGCCGCCACTCAGGAGCAGATAAAACTTGCTGGCGAGTATGCTGCGAAGATTTGGGATCAAAAAAATGCACTGAAGGAGCAGGCGTCTGCGGAGAAAGAAAGGCAGCGTGTAGAAAAATCATATCATGGGTTGCGCGCCATTGTGTCACCAACAACTGGCATTGATAGTGAATACCAGCAACGTATGGCCGACCTTGACGCCTACGCAGCGGCGTATCCGCAAAAAATCACGGAGATTGAGCAGACTCGCGCAGCAATTGAAGCACAATATCGCCAACAGCGAATGGATGCGATGTGGGCCGAGTGGCAGCAGCAAAGCATCGGAGCGAAAATGTTCGGCACTGCGCTTGATTCGGCAATGAGCACAGCATCAAACAGCATCACCGGATTGCTGACAGGGACAATGAGCGTTCAGGATGCCATGCGCAGTCTCGGCTCTACGGTGCTTAACTCGCTGGTAAACAGCTTCGTCGAGATGGGCGTGCAGTGGGTGAAATCTGCGGTTATGGGGCAGACAGCACAGGTTGCAGCAACCGCTACCACCACGGCGGCGCAAACAGCAGGACTGGCAACTACCACAGCCGCCTCAACTGCGGCGGCAGCCACCACTACGGCAGCATGGACTCCTGCAGCAATCGTAGCATCAATCGGTTCATTCGGCGGTGCAGCAGCAATTGGTGTAGGTGCTGTTCTCGGGGCGCTGGCAATGGGCATTGCTGGCAAGCGTAAAAACGGTGGCCCTGTTAGCGCTGGAAGTATGTACGAAGTTGGCGAAAATGGCTTACCTGAAATATTCCAGGCGTCAAACGGTCGCCAGTATATGATTCCCGGTAACGATGGCTCAGTTATCAGCAACAAAGATATTACCGGAAGTGGCAGTGGCGTTGTGGTTTATAATAACGTCATCAATAACAGCTCAGCGCAGGTTAGCAGTAGCGCCAGAGATAACGGTGACGGCAGCGTGACAATTGAGACTATCGTTAGTGACATCGAGAACAACGGCCAAATAGGGCAAAGCATTAGCCGCAACTACTCAGTAAACCGGAGAGCAACAGAATGAGAAAAGCCCCGAAAGGGGCTTTGTTTTAAATCTTATCAGCGCATTTACGCACAACTCGCGGTATTGCTTCTTTCAGCTCATCCCATGAATTTATAAATTCCATATCAAGCGCTTGAACAAGAGACTTCTGTATTTCACTGCGCAACTGGTTGGTTTTTGCGTCCTGAGAATCCCATGTGTCAAACCCTGTAACTTCGCGAATATCTATCGACTCCTTTATTGCCTTTGCCACCTGAATGAAATGCCCACTATGACCAATCCTACCCTCCGTGCGCTCAAGCATTCGACTAACGGCAGCGTTAAGCTCGACAAAACTTACCGCGCCAATGTTTCTCAACTCAACCTGTCGCTGAGTAATAAATCGGTCTATGACAAGGAAATGGAAATATGTGCTGTATTGTTCAGCGATGTACACAGCCAGATGAAGGCAGACATAAGTTGAACCATTCCTTCCTCGCGTAACCTTAACGGCATCCTTAATATCAAGCTGCTTTTCGCATTCCGACTTGAACTCCTTAAAACCATCCGTCGTCATCAGTTGTCGCAGGTGCTTAAAGCCCATGCCATTATCCAGTCTCCACCTGTTCATCTGGTTTACCAATTCGTTAACATCAATGAAATTTTCACGGTCAAAAATAATCTCTCCGTACGGGAACTCTAATGTTTGCAATTTCATGGCATTTCCTCCTGATTAACAACATGATCAAATGGTATATATGAATATACCATTTGTCAATGCTATTTATAGCAACAAAACAACATGGATAAATTGTATTTGTAAATTCTTTGAATTCGCCTGATTAAAGGCTCAAAACTGTAATCCCCTTGCCGTGCTAAAATACATCAACAAAGCGAAGAGGATTACACATGATAGTCAAATATCCAGACTGGCTGCCACTCGCACAGCGCGCCAGTAAAAACCTGACACAGCAAACCCCGTTCCGCAGCGACCAGCCTGCGGTCGGGGCGCCGATTTTCCAGAAGCTGACAACCGACATTGCGGCGACATGGAGCCTGACGTGGGTTTTTACACTGGCTGAGGAGCGCGCATTTATCCAGTGGGTGCGTAGTCCTAGCTACCTCAATAAGGCAAACAACTGGTTCACCATGATGATTGACATCGGCGGCAGCGGATTGCAGGAGCAGACGCTTCACTTTACCGATTATCCTGTGCAGGCCAGTATTGACGGTGGCGTCGTTACGTGGACTGGCAATGTTATCGCCAAAAAACTCAATAACACAATGGACGAGTTTGATGATGTTCTTGTTGAACTGGATTACAGATGGTTCGGATGGCTGGATGAAGTTGTTAACCGTGACCTGCCGGAGTACCCATAATGCCATCATTACGCGATTACAAAGCAAAGCGCCCTAACTGGGCGTTATTCGACACGATAACGTTTTACCACTCGTCTTTTGGTTATGTGCGGCTTGTGGCTAACGTGCTGGATGAGATGGTGCTTGGCGGTGAGACTTATCTGCCAGTGCGAATGGATATCACGCAGTCACAGCAGTCGAATACACCTGCGATTAACGCAACCGTCAAGTTTGCCCGTCTGGCTAATGACTTCAAGCAATACCTTAAATTGTGGACTGGGTCAGGTCGCATTGAGCCAATTACCGCACTGTATCAGCGATTTGAAGAGACTGACACAAACACACCGCTGAAGCCATATCGCCTGTATGTCAGTGATGTAGCCATGGATGGTTCTGATGTTACCGTTACGCTGTCAATCAAAAACCCAATCAAAGGAAACGTAGCAAAACTTTATGACATCGTTCAATTTCCCGGGCTACGCAATGTCTGATGAAGAATTTGCGCAGTTAATGTTTGGCAAGCCATACAAAGACAGATGTTGCCATGTTGATGCCGTTGATTGCTGGGGGCTGGTGGTTCTTTATTACCGTCTTTGTCGTGGCATCAATATTCATCATGACGACAGATACGATAATGGCGGCTCTTTTGTTACCTGTTTCGATAGCGAAGTGACGTTCTGGAAGGACACGCAGTCTCCATCTGTAGGCGATGTTGTCGTGGCATATCGTGGCAACGTTCCGGTACACATCGCCATGATATGGGGCCGTGATAGAATACTTCATGCGCGAGAGAAAACGGCAGTCAGATTTGACAGGCTGCGAACTCTCGAAAAAATATCAACAAAGTTAAGGTTTCTCACTTATGCCAGTAATTCATGTTCAGAAAATGCCGGGCGCTCCTAAAGAAACGGGAATTGTGCCAGCGGGTACAAACCTGTGGAGGTGGCTTAATAAATCAAATCTTCCTGCCAGCATTTCAATTGCAGTAAATGGCAGATTGCTCGGTGAAGATGATGATCTTTCTTTCTGCTTGCGGGATGGTGATGTGGTCAACGTTTATTGCCAGCCTTCCGGCGCTATCGGCGACCTTATTGGTGCGATACTGAAGCCAATAACGAAAATATTTTCGTTTCTTACGCCGAAGGTATCAACACCCAAAAAGGATGCCAGCTCAAAAACATCACCAAATACCAGTCTTAAAGCGCAAACCAATATTGCGCGAAATGGTGAGGCTCGTCCTGATAATTTTGGACAGGTGCGCTCATTCCCTGATTTGCTTCAGGAATCATTATTTGAATACGTCAATAATATTAAATATGCCACCGAGTTTATGAACTTTGGCCTCGGTAAGTATGATGTATCATCCGTGCGTTATTCTGAGTCAAATCTAGGCTCACTTGCTGGCGCTAGTTACACCATTTATCAACCGGGAGAGATTATTCCGGTTGTGTATGAGCCGTATGCGTTTGATGATGTTGATGGTCAGGAGCTTTACGGGCCAAACGAACTTAATACCGACCCGCCGCCAGTGGTTATTGAAACGGCAACAACAACCACGGTCACAGAAATGGAGTACGTCAATGGGCAATTCCTTGCGAAGATACCCAAAAACAATGAGTTTGATTATTTCATTGATCTGACATTGCCGCATGATGTTACATTTGGCATTAACGTATCATTCCCTACAGTGGGTGGTGCTACCGTCACTCGCGACATAACGCTATCTGGAAGATTGATATCAGCAACAGAAACTGACGACGGAGGTGTGCCGCCAGAAAACTACTGGTACACATTTATAATTACCAATATAGATTACTCTGGCAATCAATTTGTATCATCACTGGATGGAGTAACCATTAACAATGGTTACTTTACTATTTCTGACAATCAAGCCATTGTTTCCGGTCCATATTTTTCACCAATTGAAGGTGATCAGTTGTGGGTGCACCTGCAACACCAGACCAATGATGGCAATGATTTCAGTGTTCTCATTGAGTGGTGGAAGATTGATGACGATAACGCTCAGATTCCCGGAACGTATCAGTCGATGAATTATTATCAGGACGTTGACAGAAACGATACGTTCTATTACACGATCAAGTTAACCCCATCCGCTGGCACTGGTCGCTATGCGATTCAGATGCGACGGACAAACAACAGTTCAGACACATCAATACTTCAGCTTGAGGAAATTCATTCAATCATCACGCGCACCAATGCCTCGTACCCAGATGACACAGTGGTTAAAGTTGTTGTACGCGCAACAGAAAACGCAACTGGAAGCCGCGACAGAAAATATAATGCGTTAATCACACGTCACACCATCGGATACAACCGTGATACTGGTACGGTGCGCTACACGCTTGCACCTTCCCGTAGCTTTGCTGATGCTGTTCTGCATAACTGGCTTATTACTGCTGGCAATCCAGAAAATACGATCGACATCGTGAAGCTGTATGAGATTGCTGACAGTCTGCCTGATGAGCGCCTTGGGTGGTTCGACTATACATTCGATGATGAAGATAAAAGTATTGGCGAACGCCTACAGACCATCTGCGATGCGGCGCGAGTCACCGCGTTCTGGGATGATGGAGTGATGAGCTTCTCCCGTGATGAAAAACGCGAATATCCTGCGACTGTATTTAATACCAGAAACACGCAGAGCGACGGATATAAGTTAAGCTATGACATCAGCCTCCCCGGAACCTACGATGGCGTCAACGTTGAATATCGCGACCCAACAACAAACAAGCAAGCTAACGTTTACTATCGCATCACAGGCAGTGGGGTAGTCGAAGGAGAACCAACGAAAGCCAAGAAATTCGACATGCTTTATGTTCGCAATCGCTATCAGGCTGTTGACCGGGCAATCCTTGAGTGTCGAAGGTTGATTTATTCACGCCGCAGCATGGAAATCAAGGCGCTTGCTGATGGCGAATGGGTTAACGTGGGCGATTGCATCCAAGTCGTCGATATGTATGATGACGTGCAACAGACTGGTGTTATTGAATCGCGCAACGGAAACGTATTCACAACCAGTGAACAGTTAACCGCTGGTGACAATCTCTACGTTGTGATTACCAGTTCTGATGGTAGCGTGTCAGACAGATTGCCAGCCACGGTAACCGGATTGCATACATTCACGTGCAATCTGCCATCTGATTTCAAACTGAATATATGGGATGGCACGAACGTGCAGTCGGAATCTCGTTACGTGCTGAGCACAGAGAAAGAACTTGACACGACATTATGGGTTGTCAGTCAGAAGAATCCCGGTAGCGACGGCAGCGTAACTCTCACCATGAGCGAATATAGCGATGATATGTACGATTACCGGATAGAATGATTGTGCGATGATGAATGACAAAAGGGGCTTGCGCCCCTTTTCTTATTTGTGCCACTCTTCACGCTTTCTGGAAATCTCATGATACCACCGCGTACGAATTTGAGGCCACAGCACCGCAACAAAGAACCCGACAACAGCCGGGATGAGCAGCACTAACACCAGTTGCATCTGAATGCTCATTGTTTTCCCTCCGTTAATTTGTGCCATACGAACTTTTTGTTTCCACTGTTTTCAATCACCAGGCAGCCAGCTTCTTCCATCATCTGGCGCTGCTTTTTATTGCGGTCATAGATTGCGGGGTCAGCGCCTAGCTGCTCAAGCGTTTTTGGGATGAAGTCCTTCCACCACTTCTGGCGCGGCATGAAGCCTACCTTCTGATGCCACACACGGAACCCTACAGTTTCATAACCGGAATCAACCCATCCATCTTCTTCGCGATAGCTGTCACCAGTGAAGAAGTCCATATCAACGAATGACTGCGCTCTCTCCATGTCTAATTCTTTAGACATAAACTTAAACAGTTTGCTGTGACCACCCGGTACGCGGCAGCTTGTGGCATAGCGCACGCAGTCCCATGCGCCATCTTTTAGCTGTTTAAATCCCATGCAAGCCACCAGATCGTCGCCATAATAGAGTCCGTAGCGGTGCGTAGCGATTGCATACCCCTGAATATGGTTTTCATTCATGAATGCACGATAATCTTTGCAGATAACCTCCCTGATTGCGCATTTGCGGGCATAAACATTCTCGCACGAGTATTTGCCTATGGCATTCAGAATAATGCGTTCTACGCGCTCTCGTTTCGTTTTCCAGTCTGTTTCACACACAGATATCAGACGCACACCAACCTCTTCGCAGGCATGACGTTTGTTCAGGTGATAGTTCTTACCTTTCTTGTCGACCGAATGCCAGAATTCACCATTGTATTCAACAGCCAGCTTCAGGCTTGGAATGTAAATATCCAGCTCCAGCGGTGGAATGACGTCACGAACACGCTGTTGAGCGTCAGGGTAGTACTGCTTGATTAATTCGAACACTTCGTTTTCTCCTTTTGATAAGCTGTTGGCGCATGCTGGGCAGCCGTGACCAGCAAGATGGGCATAAGCCTGCTGAGTGAATTCACCATGCTTTTTACACATCACAGTTATTTCGTCTCTACACCCTGAGTATGATGCTTTACTGTAATCATATTTATCTCCATGCTCTAACTTTGCTCTTAGAACAAACTCACCCGTACTCATGCCACGTGTTTCCAACCTATTATCATAAGCGCACTGCGCGCAACCAAACCCATCAGTGTGGCTTTTTGCTATCTGCTCAAAAAAACCATGGATTGGGCAACCTATAGTTACTCTGGTTGATGAGTTTATGTAATTAACCCTTGAGTAATCATATTTATCACCATGCTTTGCCCTTGCTCTCGACACAAAGGAATCCAACCCCATACCATTCATCTTCGAGGTCTTCTCATAGCCACATTTTTTACACCCACGGCCATTCAAATGGTCATTTGGCGATTGCATAAACTCTCCGTGGTGTTTGCAAATTATTTTTACTTTTGTTTTTGCGTTCACATAGAAAACCTTGCTGTAATCGTAATGCTTACCATGAAGCAGTCGAGCTTTCTCTATAAATAAATTAGTGCTACCTTTCGAGCTACCACCACACAGAAAACAACCATGCTTGTTAAGGTGGTCATTCGGTGTCTGCCAGAACTCCCCATGCTCAGGGCAGATAACGCAAACTTTGGTTTTAGCATTAACATACCCCACTTTCGAGTAGTCATACCTGTCACCATGCACCTTGCGCGCATCTGCGATGAACTCCTCTGTTGTTTTCTTTCTCATGCTAACCACCACCAATCTACATCACCATGTCACTAATCTACATCACATCTCGCCATGATACAATATCCATCACAGTTAACTGGAGGATTTTTGATAATGACCACCAACCCGACCAATAAACCAATTCCGTCTGAAGACCCGCGAGACCTCAAATATAATGCAGGGAAAATTGATGAGTTCGTCGCGTCATTAGCTCAGCAATACACCGATCGTTTCGGTCGAGCCCACCACACGATTGAAGGGCTTAAACAGCTAACTTTGCAACAGATTTACAATCTTGGATGGAATCTTTCCGGGTCTTTTCAGGATGGCGGGACGGTTACGTCTGCTGGCGACATTCTACAGGATGAAAGCACGAATATTTGGTACAGGTGGGATAATTTAAAAACACTCCCAAAAACAGTCCCACCGGGGTCAACTCCATATTCTTCCGGAGGTACTGGAAATGGAAAATGGATGGCTGTTGATGTGGCTGATGTTCTCCGCAAGGACCTGGCTAAACCAACAGGAGCAAATTTAATTGGAATTCACGATACAACAGTAGGTGAGGTTCTGAGGCAAAAAGTTTACATCATCGCGATCACCGGCCAGTCAAATGCGGTAGGGGCAAACAGAGGTGGTCCAAATCCAGCCAACGATAAAATTGTTATCTGGGATGGTGCAACGGGAGGCTGGGGAAGCAGTGATTATACCAAACCACCATTGTCTCGCTCCGCCCCAAACGGGAATAATGGCAACAACAATATCGCTCTGGCATTTGCACACCGTCTTGTTGATGAGCATAAAGCCGAAAAGGTGTTCATCATCTACGATGCTGTTGGCGGTCGTCCGATTGAGGACTGGATGGCAAACGGTGTCAATTCAGAACGTTACGCTGCAATCAAAAGCAAAATCGAGGCCGCATTAGTCTCTCAGGAAATTGTCGCAACCGGTAAAACAGAAATTGATTTTCTTGTATTTGCACAGGGTGAAGAAAATTCCCTGAGAGATACCGTAACGGATTATAAAGCAAAACTTACAACACTGGATAAACAATTTCGTGAAGAAAGCTGGATGTCTGATACTACACCGATGTTTATCATGGGGATGAGCGGATTACACATGCGCTACCAGGTATGGCAGGCACAGGTTGACTACTGCGAGAATTATAACCGAAACTGCATCTATGTGAATTCTGCCGGGCTAAAAACACAATATGACGTTGATAATACTGGAGATTATACTCACTGGCTGGGAGAGTCATTGTGGGAGCATGGCTATTATCGTATCTGGCAGGCGCTGCACGAGTTGGGTGTTACGCACAGGCAACACTTGCCACCCTTCTATTCCCGTGGGACTGGTCTCTGGAAAGGGGACAGTGTTGCCATCAGCGGGTTTACCAGCCTGGTAAGTTCCGGTTCAACAACCAAAGATTTTCCTAAGGACGGACCAGCCGCCTCGCATGCTATCAGTTGGGGGTATCAGTGTACAGCTTCCAACTATTCGCTGGCTGGCGGCTATCAGAACACCATGAACACTGGAGCTAACTACTCTGTTTCCTGGGGACGTGGAAACACCTTCAGTGCAGCAGCGCAGTACTCATCTTCATTTGGACGTGAAAACACAATTAATGCGCCCCATGCATTCGCTGCCGGACGTGGGCATACAATCGCTAACCAGAACTGTGCGGCGCTGGGGGCATTTTCTGAATACAAAACGTCACTCGAAGATCCGGTGATGTTTCAGGTGGGGATAGGAASAGCTGCCGCGTCACCAAAAACTGGTTTTGCCGTGTTTCAATCAGGGCGCGCTCTGTTTTCAGGTAATCTCGATTTCAAAAATGACAACAAACACTCCGTTGGCACTCCTTCTGCGCGTGCGTCTGTAATTTATTCGGCGACACCAAGCATCAACACATCAGATATTGCGACCAAAAAAGTGCGTGGAGCTTTAACCGATGCTGAATTACGGGCATGGGCTAAGGTGCCGCCGACAATTTTCCAGATTCTTGAATCACTGGATGAAAAGGGTGATAACGCGCGACTGCACGCAGGTCTGATTGCGCAGGATGTTGCGGCGGCTTTTGAATCCGAAGGACTGGACCCGCGACGTTACGCTCTGTTCTGCGAAGACGAAACGTTTGAAGAGGTGCTCGAACCACAGGTTCAGACAGTAAAACGTCAGAAACGCGGCCCCGGCGTTATCAAAGAAACTGGCATTGTCGACGGAGTGGAAGTTACAATTGAGCGCACCGTAAACGACGCGCTCCAGTACACGCTGGATGGAAACGAACTCATCCCGCTGATGGAGGAGACAGAAGAAACAATAATGACTCCCGTTCGTAAATCAAAGGGTACTCGTCTTGGTTTGCGTTATATAGAGTGCCTTATTTTTGAGGCTGCGTATCAGCGTTCAATAGCCTCAAGGCTTGAAGAACGCCTTGATAAACTAGAGAATGGCGATTGACATCCTGTTTATCAAAATTTATCAGCAAAACCCCGTCCTTTGAGGGCGGGGATGATGCCAACCACCAACTAAGTGGATTCATTAAAGCTCATTTTGTTTTGGGCAATTTTTCGACCTCCAGTCATTAAACGCCATCATTGCTGCTTCCCATCCTGGCTCTACGCACGCTGTACAACTAGCGTTTAAAGATTATGAAAGGTAATCAATCTGCCTTTTCAAGAGGCCTTTTCCACACCACCATTTTATGGCAGCCAACATAAGCACCACAGGAATCACACAGATAAAAATTAAGAGCAGAAAGGTCTTGTTTATGTGGGTAAATTTCATTCCCTTTAGCTAGTCTTGTTGCAATATTGCAGCAATCACAGATAACCTCGCACATATAAAACTCAAATTAAAAGCCCCTTAACGGAGCTTTATTTAAACAAACATCAAATCATCAGAACGGAATATCTTCATCGAACCCCATCGGAGGCTCATTGCCTCCTTGTGGGCTTTGTTGTTTTGTATGCTGTTGTTGTCGTTGAGGTTGTTGGGCTGATTGCTGGCGTTGTTGCTGACCAGAATCATCACGCTTACCGCCAAGCATCTGCATGACGCCGCCCCTTTGTGGAATGACAATCTCAGTGGTGTATTTGTCCACGCCGTTGCTGTCAGTCCACTTACGAGTACGAAGTTGTCCTTCTATATAAACCTGCGAACCTTTGCGGAGATATTCTCCTGCAACCTCAGAAAGTTTCCCGAAGATGACTACGCGATGCCACTCGGTCTGTTCTTTCTTTTCTCCTGTTTGCTTGTCTTTCCACTGCTCGGATGTTGCAACGGAAAGGTTGACAATTGCAGAACCTGATGCTGAATATTTTACTTCAGGGTCATTTCCGAGAGTGCCAAGGATGATGCATTTATTTACACCGCGAGTTGCCATTTATTAAAATCCTTCAATTGGAGTTGATTTATGTTCGGTTTTGGTTTCTTCCTGTAACTCTGGCTGTTGTGGTTGCGGTTTAGCCAGCTTTGCAGGATTGAATGATTCGCCTGACACCATGAATTTAGCCTTCATTTCCTGATACGCGCCAACAATAACGCGAGTTGCCGCATCATCACCACGAAACGCCTTGTATTCTTCGCCATAGATTGATGTCAATTCTTCCATGCTGGCTGCGTTTCTAATTAATGCAACAGCATCCTTTGGAGATTTGCGCGCAGCATTACCGTCATCATCAGCCTGAGCAATACCAAACATTGCCGCGATAGAATATCTGCGTGCATACGTCATTGCGGAACCGTAACCCTGAGCATCCTTCAGCCAGCTTTGCAGGATTGAATGATTCGCCTGACACCATGAATTTAGCCTTCATTTCCTGATACGCGCCAACAATAACGCGAGTTGCCGCATCATCACCACGAAACGCCTTGTATTCTTCGCCATAGATTGATGTCAATTCTTCCATGCTGGCTGCGTTTCTAATTAATGCAACAGCATCCTTTGGAGATTTGCGCGCAGCATTACCGTCATCATCAGCCTGAGCAATACCAAACATTGCCGCGATAGAATATCTGCGTGCATACGTCATTGCGGAACCGTAACCCTGAGCATCCTTCTTAGCTACTGGCATTGGCATCACTGATGACATGTACTCTCCAGACTCATGCATTATCGTTGTTTCAAGTTTAAGCACATCCATTGAATCGCCATCAATGGCATTCTGGATAATTATAAGGCCGTTTGCCTCAAGCGCTGGACGTATTGCATCAAGGAATGACTCAAGGTTTGCGTAATTGCTTTTCAGATGTGGGTTTTTGGCGTTTTTCTTTGCGCCGCTACTCATCACCTTGCGAGCTTCAACCAGAGCCTTAATCAGATTTGCTTTCTGTTCCGAGAAAACCATTTGCACCGCCTCATTAATTATAAAATAAACTGCTTTTTAAACCACTCAGGGGTTTGCATTTCAATAACGTGAGTACCCATGGAATAATCGTTCCATGAATTATTTTCCTTGCATGCCTTATATATAGCAATTGCGCCATTTAACTGAATCCTACCAATATGCAATTGTTCTTCTGTTAGTCTGATCATAACAGCTATATACGGCGCTTTCTTTTCCTGCACGAGAAGATTCACAGAACGTGGCGCATGACCATATGCCGCAATAAACATGTCATGCTGCATCGCCATTTTCATAAAGTATCCAAGTCGCGCAGCATGACGGAAAAACTCATCGGGCTTGGCGCTTACTGCTGTCTTGTAGTCAATGATATCGCCACCTCTGGTAAGGCAGTCAAATCGAACTTTTGCCTTTTCTCCGTTAAGCTCACCGAGAATTGACACTTCAGCATAAGCACCAGCAAGAAGGCTGCTGTAATAGCTGTTTGCGTGAATTACAGCGCGCATTTGCTGAATGGCGTCATAATCACTACCTTCCAGCATCTGCTTTCCCTCCGCAGCTTTTTCAGCTTCTTCACGGATGACATCGTAAATCTTAACCGGTTCCCCAGTAGCCTGAATGATTTTGATCACCTCAGCTTTCGACTTCCCTGAAAGTCCCTTGATGCCACGCTCTTTCGCCCATGAGTTCATGTCACTGACAGTAACAAGAAGTTCCTCGCCGAAATCCTCTTTCGTCGGCATTCTGGCATATTCTGCATCAAAACGCTCAGGTTCAAGCAGAGCTGTATGGCTACCTGTACCGAAGATAAGTGCTTTTGATTGCTCATCTTCTTCGTCTTTGTAGCGCCATGCTGCGGGGCAGCGGTCATAAATGTTCCACAGGCCAGAACCATTAATATGCTCGGTGTCGGCGTGGTAATCCTCATTACTGAGTTCATTATTGAAATAGACTTTCATTGTTAACCTCACTCATCATCACGTAAATGAATCTACATCAATCCACATCGGAAAGCAAGCCAAAATAGAAAAGTGTGGCTTTTTTTATTTCATCAAGCCCATAAGCGATGGCGGCATAATGACCAAGCCTGCACATCTCAGTTAATACAACAGACTGCTCCTTGCTCACTCTGCTTTTGCTTTTATCGCGGCGCTTTGCCTCAATCATTCCGCAGCTGTGATTCGCACCAGGCGTCATTATCACGTTGTCGCCTATTCCAGACTTAACACCCATCTTCTGGCGCTTCAGCACAAACTGCACCCTGCTTGATGTGCCAGTTTCGTTTGGTACATGAAACCACAGAACATCAGGAAAGCGGTGTTGCATCCATGTGCCGTATCCCATCTGATCAGTCTCCTCTTTTGGGCATTCGCCGCGATAACCGCTATCAAATACCCATATGCCGCTATCAAGCTGCTTCACTTTGTTCTCCTGAAAAATCTTTTCTGTGGATTATGTCTCGGCCTTTATCGTTGATACGATGCGTGATGCGTTTTGGAGCTTTAATCAATCCCGCATACATCATGAACTGCTTGGCGTTCTGGCATTTCAGGATTTTACCCGCCATTGACTTGTCATCAAGGTGCGGAAAGACCGCCTTTGCCTTGAACATGTTTTTCATGTGAGTTGCTCCGCCATAAGGGTAGAAGACCTCGTTAGCCCAGCCTTCTTTGCCATCGCAACGATTAATCCAGTAGCGATATAAAATTCCCTCTCCGTCCTTCGTTAGCTGAACCTTGAAATCCATAACGTCAGCCCATTCATTATCAGTATACGCGCGCTCATTCAATGCTGCATTCGGGTCGCGCAAAACGTGATCGCAATGCCGGCAATATCGCGCCGTCGGGTCGTTTTTAGTGCCGCAGCCATCATCAAAAATACGGATTCCGTGCTTGTCAAAACCGCAACGGATGTAGCTGAAAAATTCTTCACATCTACCATCTGGCGATAGTGCATCTTTGCCAATGCAGCGACGAGCATATGGGCTGTTCATCGTTCCGCATTTCGGGCACGGGACTTGCTCGCCACTGCGTTTTGAACGTTGCGCTTCAGCCTCTTCCAGAATTGGGTCTTCATATAGCTGACCAAGCTCAAACATCGTTCCTGAGAAATCAAGGACCAGATGGTCTTCTTTATGATACCCGGCATCAATTTGCTCTTTCTTCAGCAAGCGCATTCCGCGACCAAGCAACTGAACAAGGAGAGTGAGTGACATTATTTTTCGTAATATGACACTTACATCCCAGAGCGGGATGTTGACGCCGGTGGTAAGCGCGGCGATCTGAAATGTGTATTTTATTTTGCCAGTGTACGCATCCTTTAGGGCTTTACGCCTTGCTTTTTGCCCCATGTCTTCAGTTACAATCGCGTAGCTGCCTTCTGGTAGGTATTTAGCAGCCTCTAAGCAATGCTTCTTGCCTGCGCAGGTAATTAACACTCCATTCCTATCCTTTGTAAGCTCCATCACTTTAAGCATGATTTTCTGTGTAAGAGTTCCTTGCTCAAGTATTTCTTCCTGCATCTGCTTGAGCTGCTCTGCGGTGAAGTCCTGCGTCCCGTCAACATCTGAGCCATGGAAGTTATGCAGGTCATATTGCAAATCATCAACATCATGAAGACCAAAGATTGTTGGGACAACAAATCCGCGATCTACCATATACTTTGTGTCAATATTTATTATTTCATTTTTCCAGTACGCACCTTTCATTGACTCAGTACCACGGAATGGGCTTCCGGTGAATCCAATTGTTATCATTTCATGACCATATTTCTCCTTGCATCGTCTGTTAAGTTCAGTAAGTATTACACCATATTGTGTTGTTGGATTGTCGCTAATAACATCCTGCCATGGGACTTGGTGCCCTTCATCGCAAAGGCAAAATCTTGGGGTAAAATCACTCAACCCACCTTTCTTAACGTCACCACTTGATTCATCTTTTTTATCAAAAAGTGCGTTCACGATTGATCCTTCAGTACCGCATATAATAGGGTATGCTGTACTTTTCCTGCCAAGAGATGCGCTATAAAGAGAATTTTTTACACCGCACTCCCACATCATCTCAGCATTCTGCTCAGCTATTTCACCCTGCCTTGAAATTACAAGCCCCTCCCACCCCATATCCTGAAATCTACTGCAAAGCATTGAAATCATCACTGTCTTTCCTGATGAAACAGACGCTGTTACATAGCTTGGTTCAGGTTTCTTGCCAAAATTACGAATAACCTCAGCGCACTTTGCATAAACAAGCCATTGATAATCATACGGCTCTATGGAACCTAGTTTTATTGATTTCTTTAATTTGTCTATATCAATTTCTGAAATCATCTTGTCTATTTTATGCATAACTCACCCTAAATTAATAAACTCTTTATGGTTAGCCACCATGAATTCACAAATCACATTTTCTGCTGATTCTATGGTATCAAACAATCCAAGATGAACTCTCTTCTTGTTTATTGATGTCTGCGCTCGCCATTTGTTGCATCTTTTGTCGAAATGCACACCTTTTACACCAGATTTATTTGTTGATTTCTTTTTCATGTTGAACATGTTTTGTTGATGGCTAGAAATCCTAAGGTTGCAAATTCTATTGTCTGATTTATCACCATTTATATGGTCTATTTCATACCCATCAATATCTTCTCCATAAACATAAATCCATGCCAATCTATGCGCTGGGAGCAACTTTGATCCAACCCTTATTCTTATGTATCCCTGTGAATTTTTATACCCAGCAATATCACCTGACTTAACATTCCTTGAGTTACCATTAACCCAAGTGAACACTCCAGTATCTTTGTTGTAATCAAGAACCTCCCTTAACATCTCCTGTGAAATGTGTGACTTTCTTTTTGCTCCTGCATTTTTTAACCCTACATTTTCCTGAGCAACATTTTGCTTTTGCAGTTCCGATAAACTCATTTCCGCAAACCTCGCACTTCTTGACGGTGATAGCCATTTCTTAACCTCTATTGTAACGATTAATTGTTTCATTGCAAGTAACGATTGATTGTTTCATACGAGTAAATTACAATGAATCTACATCATCGTCAACAGGAAGATTTTATGAGATACGACTGGAAAGACATTGAGCAAAAAATGCTCGGAAATTGGGAGGCGGCACTACTGTCAATAGTCAACATAGACAGGAAAATTTTTTCTGGAAAACATCAACCATGCCCTCATTGCATGGGGGTTGACCGGTTCCGTTGGGATAATCACTTCGAAACAAAAGGAGACGGCGGAGCAATCTGCAATCAGTGCGGTGCAGGTAGCGGCATTAACTGGCTGATTAAACTTTCAGGCATGAGCTTTCCTGAAGCGCTGGAGGCGCTTGAAGGATTCCTGAACATGCATCCGCGCGAAAAACTTGAGGCAATCAGGAAGGAGCTACCGAAGATAAATTACAACGATGACTTCATCACCGAGCAGGAAGTCGTCGCAATCATGGCTAAAACGACGCGTGTAGCGATGAATGAGTGGACGTTGATAAATGGTATTGGTTGCGACATTAACGTCGCCAGAGGTAAATCTGGAGATCTTATTGCAGTTGAGATGATGCGTGCTGACACAATGAAGTCGTGCAACGTGGCATTCATTGGTATTGATGGTGATTCATTCAGGACGTATTTCCGCGCAGGATACAATAAAGACTCAACAATCAACGGAAAGCTCACGCGCGGGGCGATAAGTCCAATCGGAGGAGATAACGGAAAGTTCATTTACCTGGTATCTGATTATGCCGATGCGTGGAAATGCCATTACTTCACTGGCGCTCATGTCTGGTGCTGCTGGTCGCCGGAAAACATGTGGGAAGTGGTGCGTTCTGTTAGCGATGAGACGAAAGCAAGGTTGCGTTGCATAGTTAATTATAAATTTGACGAACTTTGCGCTGCGGAAAACGCAGGTCTTCCGGTGATGCTGCCTGATGATGCTGACACTATCAGGATGGCGAAGCGAATCAGGAGAAAGATTTATGACGCTGGAGAGCTACTATCGAAAATCGAATTTAATGCACAAAATTGAGCGCGCAGCGAACTAAAACAACAAAAGGCTACAAGTGTGTAGCCTTTTTAATTTATGCGTCACAATGCGTTTCAGGACATTTCAGGACGATATGTAAATCTGCCAACCTCACCAAATTCCTTGTCATATACGATGGCAGCGGCGCAACGTTCGCTTCTGTAACCACCATTCGCCGAATATGCATCTTTTGCTGCCAGTGTGCCGTGATTCTCCACAATGCCAAGTGAAGTCTCAACAACAGACCTGTGGTGAAGGTGCCCAACATGGGCGTAGACATATTTTGATTGACCAAAATCCTCTCGCCAGTCAGAGATGCTAGCCATCAGCACACTCTCCGGTTTTTTAATGGTGTGCCCGTGGTGATAGGCAAGGAAAGTTTTACCGTACTGTGTGTGATGAATGACAGCTGGGGACGTATCGACAGTGATCCGCGGTTCGCACTCATAGAAGGCCGCCAGCGCAGCGCGTAACCAGACCATGCCACTTTGGTCATGGTTTCCAGCCAGCACCTGAATCTCTACATGCTGGTGGTTCAACAGCATTTTTGATACTGCGCGGCGAATTGAGCGAATAGCCACAAACACAAGTTTTGCATATCGGCTATCAATATCCAGCACGTGCTGACTGGTGGGCGTAACTGGAATTATGCCGTCAGAATGGACGAAATCGCCACCGATAAGCAGAACTGCTTTCTCTGTCACTGGCGCAACGCCTATGGCGTAATCAAAAAAGTTGTTGAGTGTGCGTTCTGCAATTTCTGTGTCGTAGCTCTCACCGCATTCAGCATGATGCGCAAGCGCACCAATGTGCATGTCGAATACCGGGTACAGCGCCAGACATTCGCGAAACTCAATTTCAGGAACGTCAACAGCCTCGGCGCGCGGAATCTCTTCAGAAAACGCATCAATCGCCGCCTTCATCAGCATTTCCATTTCTTCCCTGTCGCGCTCCGTTTTAACCCAGCGCATCTTCACGTTGCCGCTGTCATCCAGCAGCACGGACTCACCCTTGATTGCATAACCGCTGGAGCCGCGAGTTGAAATCATGCCTTTCTTTGCAAGAATCCCTCCCCGACGCTCAACGACCCTTATCGACATCCCAAACTCCTCGGCAATCTGTTTGTAGGTTTTACCTGACTCATAGGCAGCAATGAATTGCTCGTCAGTGATTTTTTTGGCAACCATGATGGACTCCTTTGATCAAACCAATCCAAGTCTTTCTCTTTCTGCGCGAAGCGCATATTTTGGATTACCGGTTTTCTGGTAAAGGATTGTCTTTAATTTTAATAGCTCGTTGGTTGACGCCGCCGCACCGCGAACAAGTGGTTCACCAAACAGATCGTCATCATTTAATGATTCAATGCTTACCATGTCGTTAAAGTAATCATCAGCTTTGCTGGCGTGGAACTTCATGAGTCTTGGTTTCTTCCTTGCGTCATTAAGCCAATACACCAGATTCATACCATCAAGATATCCGCACGACATTGATCTAGCGATAAACTCCCGGGAAATACCGATCGCAAATTCATCCTTAATGACTCCGACGGCAGAAGCCGCCCTTTCACAATTACTACAGCTACAGATAAATGACTCCAGTTCACTCCTTGTGAATTTATCCCTGCTTTCGCAGAATTTAAACAATTCGCGTTTCATAACTCACCCCATCAGTTCAGGATTGACAAAAATCTTACCGTCAACAACACAAATGATGTTTTTATCCTCAAGTTTTGGAAGTAACTGTTTTTTTATTTTACTGACAACCCCACCCTGAGCGCGGAATGGTTTAACCTTTCTTGCTTTATGAGTTACCAGATTCAGAGATGTATATCCATATTTCCCATTGGATTTTGCCTGCTCAACAATGATGTCCTTGAGCTTGTTCAATTCAATAGTTTCACCTGCAAATCCTGATGATTCTGTAGCAGCAATGTATCCTCCCATTAATTCACTGAAAATCTCAATCGCCTCTTCGATGGTGTCCCTGTTGATGGTTTTAGATTTAGATTCAGCACCAACACCATCAAATGAGAACCAGTTTCTTATAACGTGAATTACTGACGCTATGCGGACAATCTGCTTATCCATTTTGCCAAGCATCCCTCGTAGCATCGGGTGGCTATAAATGCCTCCATCCGCCAACTCAGGCTCAATTTCTGCCCTTGCAGAATAAAGCGCCATAAGACCCTCTTTATCAACAGAAAGCAACACTTCATTTTCAATCATGATATTGTGAATGAGTCTGTAATATTGAGCCTCTAATTCCTTGTCAACAGGCTTATAAGCAGGGTTGTTGTCTTCATCGAAATACACACGAGAACCAAGCAACGGTTTTTCACGTAGCAACAGAAAACGCTCACTGACACCATTACCGCGATCACCAACCTGCATAATTGACAACACCGTCTCGTCCTGTGCAATCACGTTAATTACACCATTTGCAGTGAACGCAAGGTTATTCGTACCGCTGGCGCGCGCAGACGCCACATATTCCATGTCCCACGCCTTAAGGATTGTTTCGCAGCTCGCAGTTGCTGAACTATTCGCGTAAGTAAGACCAAGCAATGTGTTTACAGCTGTAGCCTCTGCTGAAATTACAGCAAACGCACCCTGTTGCGCATTCAGTCGGCTAAGACCTTCCGGAGTAGGGTCTGTGACAGGGAAAACAATGTCACAAAGTTTTTCAATCTCCTCTTCTAATCTCTCCTTATCTTCATACATCACCGCAAGCGCGGTTTTATTCGTCTCCGACTTTATCTCCTTTTCAATCTCACGAAGTTTTGCCAGTTTGCGTTTACGCTCTTTGCGTCTTGATTCGTTAATTCTTTCAGTCTCGCAGACAAGAGGAGTAACAGAAGTTTTGTTAATGGCACTCTTACCCGTTGACGGTGGCTGACTCACCACAATGTAAAGTGATGTAGGTTGCCTGCCGTGATAATCAACAAAGAATCTGTTTAGCATTGCAGCAGAGACGCAACCAAGAAAATTAAGATACACGGATGACTCAGGAAACTGAACTGAAGCAGCCACGCTTTTAGCCAGCTTCCCAACAACATCTTCATCATTTCCAATCACCACATTGGCATAGTCATCGCAGGTGCCTTCAACCTCCTTTATCTTGTGCCAATACTGGCGAGAACTTCCGTACCCATTGAGTTCAATTGCAACGCTTAGTGGAGTTCTGCGTTCCTTCGCAGCGATCTCAATGATTTCATCAGGTGTTTTTATAGCCATATCAATCCCACTCATTTGATGCGTGTTACAACAAGGTGTTCACCATCCATGCTGGTGATGAATTTCACCCGGTTATCCTGGGCAATCCTGTTTGCGTTCATCCTGAACGAACTCACGACGAGACCAGCAGAATCAAGTTCATCAACAGAAATACGTAACTCATCACCAACACTCAGATCTCCAACAACCCCGGCAACAAATGCCAGCTTCGAACCGTGACGATACACCTTCATGTTATTTCTCCTATGTGGATTACGATATCTAGTATACATACACGCCATGAACATGGAATACATGAAATACATGACAGCACGAATTGCTAAATAAAAACCTTACAACACAGGCGGAAAATGTGTATTATCACCACATAAAGCGCAAATGCTTGAAATAAAAAACAAAATCTCCAAAATATGCCCCAAACCCTTCAAAATATGCCCTAAAAAATGGGCACACCATTACAGATAAAAATCAATACCTTACAAGAAATCCCAAAAAACGTGCCCACAAAAAAGGGCACACTAGAATCCTTGTAAATCATACGCTTACATCAGTTATGCCCATTTCTGAATATACCCCCTATATACATATAAAATACATAACAATGTTAACAGTATGTTAATATGCAATTGTTACAAATGTGTTAAAAAGTAAGTATAAAACACAGGAATACATATGGGGTAAATGTGGGCATAAAGGGCATAATAGCATTAGTAAAGTAAATCTAATGTATAAGTAATCAAATTAAATTAAATTAAATCAATTACTTACATATATACTTATTACTTATTATTACTGTATAGTTGGTTAAAAAATGATCAAAAAACGTGCCCACAAAAAAGGGCATGAGTGGGCATATTTTGAAAAACACCTTGTAAGTAATTGATTCTATTGTTTTCATACGTGCCCTTTTTTTATTTTGTAGTGGTTAAATGTTGAACAGGAAAACAATCAAAAACACTTAACTAAAAACCCGTTGACGTAGAATCACAACTGATGTAGATTGAACTCATCGGAACAAACGAGGGTGAAGAGATGAAAATAAAAGACCGTGAAGAATTTGAAGATGCACAGGTTATGGCACGTATTGCAGTTAGCCGTGCAAACAAAAGCATTCCTGCCGAAGCATTCTGGAACGCAGCAATGCAGGCTTTAATCTCAGCTTATGGGTTAAGAAAATGACAGGCGCAGCATTCGAACTTATCGCCAGTCTGGTTATCGTGGCGTTCATTATCATCGCAGTGGTAGTTTCTAAATCAAGTTATAAGGGGTAACAAATGGCAAAGGTTATCTATCGTCGCGAAAATCTGGAACAAGAACTCGGCCCAGTCGGCACGCAAAACTTTATGAGTAAGCGGGCACGCAAAGCAATGGAATCTATCCGCGTGAATCGCGTTGTGCGCGTGTTTAATGGTGAAGGTAAGCGAAGAGTAATGGATGAGTTGATTATCGTGTTTTGACCACGATTCAGCAGGCTTATTTTAAATGGTGTTTGATATGGCAAAAGTAAAAACATACGAGTTCTGGTTTACGATTAACAAAATGCATGCAAGCAATACAATCAAGCGAGCGCACTGGTGGAGTAAGCCTGTTCTGCTGGCAATTTACACTGTGACTGCAAAGTGCAAATTCAAAGCTATTGACATCACCGATGAGGATGCGCTCAAAATCGCAAAGATTGAGTTTGAAGAAGATGGCTATTACGAAGAAATTATGGGGGTCAGAGTATGAGTGAAAATCCTGCAAATTTAGTGTGCGTGAAAAGTAAAATACCATGGTTCAAGGATGGATGTTCATACATCACTTATTCAGATTTAAATTATGATTATGTTTTAGATGAAGATGGAAATGAATTTGTCATTGACCAATTTGGCGATTGTGAGTTCGGTGTGTTCGATGGCGGGCTTGTAGCATCATTTGTATTACCATGAATATCTACCCGTTCATATTAATTATCAGTGCGCTCTATGTGGCGCACGCTTTAGTGGAGGCATACCAATGAACAACCACCAACGACGCCGATACACCACTGGCGCTAAAATATTTCTTGCTGTTTATGTGATGGCACTGGTAGCAGCTATCGCGGGAGTTGTGCACTATGTTTAACGATATCAACGCCGCAATGCAAAACATGTGGGAACGCTACTGGAACAGCATGAAGACGTGTCACCACATGATGGTGCAGACAGGTAATTACATTGAGGTTGTGCCTGACAATGGTGTGCATGAAATTAGGTGCATGTGCTCAACGAGGGCTTTTGCAAATGCAAACAACTAAGCAGAAAGTCTGGCAACTCGCCAAACAACACGAACTGGATGATTTCATAGCGAAGGTGGCAAAGACATTCCCTGATGCGCTTGAAATCGTTCATGTGCAGACGCGAACTGAAAATGCATGGTGCTATGCTGGCAAGCGAGATAATCATGGTGTACAATAAGCACATAACCACCATTGCTTTCACTCATATCATCAACCAACCTTAGCCAGCATTGCGCTGGCTTCCTTTTTATCTGTGTTAAACTAACGATATCTAAAAACGAAAAGACGAAAACAGA